GTCACCCCTTTTTGTCGGGTAAGTTCTAAAACTTACGGTGCAGGAGTTGAACCTGAAGCAACACCACCTTGACAGCGTATTACCAACTCAGGTCGAGAGTTCATAGTCAAGAAGTTACTTTCAGTCATAAGTTCCATCTGACTAGAAGCTCGGTCTTCATAAGTCCACATGTAACGACTAGCGCCACCTTGACCTAACGTATCAAAGCGATAAGCTGGTGCATAAAAGGTAGTGAATGCGTTAGAACCACGTGGGACAGCCCAAGCTTGACCAAGAGCTTGTTCAGGCTCTACAGATGCATCACCTTCTGGCATCATCTCTAAGCCATCTGGAAGCTTACCACGGTACTCAATAAAGGTAACGTTCTGCCAAACAAACTCACGGTACATGCCTTTACGCAATGACTGACGTTGTGGACTTTGCTGAGACTCGTAGTAAGTGTAAGCATCCATTACTTGCGCGTTACCAACTAAGGCTGCGAAAAACTTAGGAGTACAATAGAAAACGATGTCCTCAAGAATACCACCCTGTTTGAAAGCATCCTGAATATAGCGAACTACAGCCTGTACATTTTCACGTTGGTCTACTTGGATGTTATCAAAGTCAAAGTTAAGAACTTGCTGTTCTTTATTAAACTCATCATACCAAGTTCTGGCAGTGTTTATTGTGGCATTATTCGGGGCATATTTATTACCTCGGATAGCCTCACACATTGCATACTCCAAGGTAATATCCCAAGAGCCATTTATGTGTGCCATTTTTTTCATGAGAACGTTGTCGCGTGTCTCTTGTTGGTCAGCAGTACCAATCATTCGCTTGTTCCATACATCACCAACAGTAACACTATCGTCAAGAGTAAAGTGAGGGATGGTAAAGCTATACATCTCAGATTTTTCGTTACCGCTAAAGCGAGAGCGTTCTGTCCAAGGCGTATCTTTAGCTAACTGTACTGTTGAGTATGTCTTATCAAAAGTAAATGTGTTAGTTGCCACAGACTCAGAAGAAAAAAGCCCAGATTCACCAATAAGATTCCACTTATTAGGTATCATGTTCATTTCTTCTGTGTAATCCGTAATGGTATAAGCGTTATCAAAACTACGTGTAATAGCCATTATTTATTATTCCTTAACCTGAAGGTTGTTCTGAAGTTGAAATTGAAGGTTCATCACCGTAAGAGCCATCAAAAATCTCTTGTGACTCGTAGACTTTAACTTGAACCATTGCTGACTCAACTAAGGCAGAGATTTTATCAAATGTTGGCTGTGTACCCTCACCTGAAGCTGCCAAGTACTGACCACGAACAATTGCGACACCGTTAGTAAGTAACATACCACCAACATCACCAACAGGGAAAACAGCTGGGCTAGAGTCTAGGGGGTTTACATCACCTTGAGCACCACCAATCTCGTTAGTACCAATTACGATTGCTGTAGCAGTACCTAAAGCGTCACCTGTTGTTACTTCTGCAATTGTATAAGGCTTCCACTTATCTGTATCAAAATAAACAATAGAACCTAACTGCAAGTCTTCTGCACTATTGTCGATAGGGAAAGTACCAGTCTTAGGGTTTGCAACAGCTGATGCACCTTTACGACAGAAGCCATACTCTTTTAGTGTTTCATAAGCAAGGATATTGCTTTGAATATTTTGGGTAGCTCTTTCTGGGTTAGCCATTATTTTTTATCTCCATACTCTGCTTCAATTTTAGCCTTTAAGCTGTCAGTCTTCTCAAGAGTTACGTCTGAAGCTTTATCAGAACCTTGAGGTGAATCTAACGCATCAATTGCAGCTTGAGCCTTATCTAAAGTGTCAGCAATAAGAACAGAGTCTGTTGCCATTAAAGCTTTTACAAAGTCTTCTCGACCTTCAGGCGTGACAAAAGAATATGTCTCTACCTTACGATTAAAGGCTTTCAAAGTTCTATCTTTGTCTGCTTTTTCAAAACTTTCAATTCGTGTGTTAAGCTCAGCTTCTTTAGCAAGAGCTTGCTCGTTAGCTTTAGTAGCGGCCTTTTCCATATCTTCAATACGTGAAAGTACAGCTTCTAAATCTTTTTCTGCTTTTTCAAGTTTCTCTTGGTCTTTAACAGCCATGAGGTCTCCTTGGTTTTGTTTTAGTTTATTTTCTGAGGGTTTTTGGCTTATTTTATTAAGACCAATCTTCACATCTGAGTTACCCTCAGATAATGAATCTTTGTTGAGATCACATGACTTCATGAAAATCTCTAATTCTTTTACATCTTTTTCAGTAATCTTTTCGGATATGTCAGACTTAAGCAGAGTAATACCTTCAATCCTATCCTTAATCCAGTCACTTGCCTCTTCACCATCACCTTCATAACCCATGATACGTGATAAGGCCTCTGCATCGTCCCAGTACATACCCATCCACTTTCTGAGGAAGGTCATCATACTTGTATCTATACGGACTTCTGAAGCAGCTTTAATGAAGTCAATATCCTTAATAACTTCATCTACAAGCTCTGGTTGCTCTGATTTGATCAATAAAGCCTCTGGCCTATTGTTAGCACCATAACCTTGTGCTTTGTGACAGAGAGCCATGTGAGCACCTTCATGATCAAAGGTTATAGACATGATTTCTTTTTCTGGTTTTAATTCTGTAGTCATTAAGAAGTACCTCTACGAGAGCCTTTAGCCCCAAAGCTAACACCTGAGATAGTGCCTTCTAGAAACTTACTCCAAAGCACTTCATTATTCATTTTTACCTTAACAAGCCATGTACCTTCATCTACTTCAGTTTCACCAACAATACAATCGGTAGGGCTAACCCAACTCTTTAATATTTCAAAAGAGTCAGTAGCCTCGATGTTACCTTCATCATCTCTAGAGTGAAAAAGATTAGGCACAACGTTACCCGACTTAAGGTTACTATTAAAGTTTTCACAAGCTTTTTCAATGACTTCTTGGGTTGTCCAATCGCCATGTGAGTCTAGCTTATTAGGCTCATAATAGATAAAAGTAACTTCACGTTTTAATTCATCAGCACTTTTTAATATTGGTACTGCATGCTTACTGTCAGTCATTAAGAGTTCTCACTATTATTATCGCCACCAGCTGCATTCTGACTTGCACCTGTTCCACTTGTACCATCACCTTTACCAGCATTAGACTCGACAGCGGTACTGTAACCTTCTGGTATTTTATCAGTTTCTGAGTACATTGCTGAAGGTAAATCCGCAATCCTACGTAGCTCTTGATCTAGGCCTTTGCTTATCGTCATAGCACCCGATGTAACTGCTCTTTGAATAAACTTACCAACTTCATCTAGATCACGTGGTGCTATATCACCATAAGTAAGTTTTGGCATATCTTCTTCTTCAAACAACCACCCATTAACCGCTAGAGTCTGAGGGACTAAATCAACATTTATCTGATTAGATATTATGTCTAGGTTGTGTTGAACACCAAAAGCTAACAGATTACTCATGTTGTCTGATAAAGCAAAAGAGCCAGTAGAGTCTTGACCAAGCTTTAACATTGAAGCAGAGTAACAGGTTAATATTTCATTCTGATACTGTCTGATAACTTCAGAGGTATCATACTGCTTACCACCACCTGTTATACCCTTAAGCTCAAATGAGTATAGAGACTTACCAGTGTCATCATAATCTATAGGAACAACAGCAAAAGATTCATCACCTGCATGCAATGCAGCGGCACTAGCCTTCAGTGAGTCTAACGTTGTTGCTGCTGCTCCACTAGGGTCTGCTGCTGCTTCAATAAGCTTCTCAACAGGGTAACCAATTACAGGAATACCACCTAAGTCTTTAGCTACACCAACAGCTTGATACTCTCTTACAAGTTGTAAATACTTCCAAGCTTCCCAACAACCATTTAAAGGTGAAGTACCTTGTGGGTTGTTATTTTTTGGGTCAAACCTAAAGAGTAAAAATTTACCTCTAGGTATTGTTCTATCCTCTCTAGAAGCTTTACCTTGAGAGTAAGAAGTGCCATATCGGTCAACATCAAAGCAAGAAGCTTTTTGTATTACACCTGAAAGAAGGTCAGGGTCTGTCTTATCCCAAGACCAAGCCTCAATAGTTTCTTGAGACCTCTGAGATAAAGACTTCCACTTCTTACGTCCTTTATATTTCCCAGACTTTACAGTAGTCCAAACTTTTTCAGCTACAGAAAATCCAAAGATTCGGTAAGTGCCTATGCCACTGATAAATTGCTGCCAAGTTTGACCTTGAAGGTTTGACATACAATAATTTAGGTACTTTGCAGACTCGATAACATCTTCCTGCGTGTAAGATTTACCTTCTGGGTTAAAAGGGTTGTCTTCTGTATACTCAGGAACTGAGAAATCAAACTCAGCCCTTGAAATCATCATATTGTAGAAGTTTTGTACTGCTGCAATAGTTGGGTCTAAAGACATCCTGTTGTAAGTACAGATAGAGGCAGGCCAACTAAGCTCTGCATTTGCACTTTCATTTATTTTTCCATAATTGCTTTTAAGACCATCATAACCTTTAGCCCCAAGAGTCATCCTAGATACACCCAAATCCTGAGATGATGCCTTATCTAAAGTCAACTTCTCTCTAGGGGCTTTAAACTCTGTGTTGGTTTTTTTTCTTCTATTTCTGTTTCTTTTTCTTTCAGACATTTCTTAGGGTCTTCTTTAAGTTTTTTAACAGAGTTGATGAGCTATCTGAAGGGGGTAAAATAAAGTCTTTTATCTGCTTCATCCTAGCAAGATAATTGAAATTTGAGGCAGTAGCATCAGCCCAATCATCTTTCTTTGCTGTTGTAGAAGGTAGACCGTCAAAACTTTCAAGCTCTTTCATATAAGCATCATAGGTTGCTTGGTTAGGGAAGCTGTTTTTTACAATCCTAACAAGTCCGTTCTGACATGCAGAAGCAAAAGGTTGAAACCTAACAAGCTTACTCTTGTTGTTAGGCATCGGGTCTTTCTTAACAACGAAACCTTCTGTTGTTAACTGCTTTGCACTTG